CGGGGGATGTGAACGATGTTACACGTGTTGTCAACCGCGAGCGATCACGAGTGCATCCGGCGGAACGTCACTAACCCTTGCCTTTGGCGCACACCGGCCCGATGCCGGCCGCGCGGGACGCGTCGTTGGTCAACGTCCGCCCGCAGTGTCCACACTCGCCCAGCTCCCGGCCGTACCGGAGCATGGATTCCTTCGGCCCCGCCTCGAGGATCTTGTGAGCAATTCGGACCATCGCCTCGGGGGCCATCCGGACCCGCTGGGCCTCGGAGTGTCCACCGATCATCTGGCGGAGGAAGTACCGCGTCCACTGGGGGCCCTCGCTCGGTACGATCCACCAAAACGCCACCGTGTTAGCCGCGCCGTGTTCGGTGTCCACCGCGAACCGCGCCCCATGCCGGCCGCCCATGGCCACGAGCTGCTCCGCCAGGGCCCGCCATTCTGCCCACACGGCCCGTTGCGGGGTCGCAGCAGGTGTGGCTGCGGCAACCATCGGAGCGGCCAGGTGCTTCCGCAGACGGGTAATGACGTCGGAGATGTCCGCCCGGTTGATGGTGTCCTTGCGTTCGTCCAGCCACGCACGGGCGGTGCGCTCCACGTCGGGGTTGTGATCGCGCAGCTTGTTGAGCAACACGTAGGCCAGGCCGATCTGGTTGGGCTTGGCCGGCAGGGGACGGGTGAAGTCCACCCTCCGGTCCTTCACCGCAGCTGGGGTGGCCGCCTCGTTGCGCTCGTGTTGGGTAGCCAGCCTCTCCACCACCGGGTCAGTGCGGTCGTACCTCCGCAACATCTCGAGGGTGTCCATGTTCTCTCCTTGGTCAAGGGGTGTGCCCACACCACGACGGTACCTGCTCCGAGCTCCCGATGTCAAGCCCGGGCTCACGAAAAGGCCCGTGACCCCCCGGAGGTGAGGGATCACGGGCCTTCCGGTAACCGGTCAACCTTGGGTTGGCGGGAGGGACCGGTTACTTGGCCGCGCGGGTGCGCTTGGCCGGCGTCGCAGCCGGGGCGGCCTTGGCGGTGGTCTTCTTGGCGGGAGCCGGCGCTTCGGCCTTCTCCGCTGCCTTCTGCGCCTTGATGTCGTTGAGGCTGGCGTTCTTGATCGCCTTGTCAGCGCCGGTCCTGACCAGCTTCAGCACCTGCCGAACGATCGGGTCGCGCTCGCCCTTGGGGAACACGTACCGGGAGCGGTCGGTGCCGATCTCGCGGTCCAGCTCCCCGTCCTTGGCCAGCTTGCGAAGCAGCATCCGGATACCGCGCGAGTCGTACTCGGCGCCGGTCTCTTCGGTGATGTACTCGGCCAGCCACGCGGAGTCGTACGCAGCCTCGCCCTCGGTCTCGGCCGGCTTCGCGGCAGCGGCGGGTGCGGCCTTCTTGGCCGGAGCGGCGGCCTTCTTCCCGGTGGTCTTCTTCGCAGCGACCGGGGCCGGCTCCGGGTCCTCCAGCTCCTCGAGCTCTTCGATCTCCTCGAGCTCCTCGATCTCTTCAACCGGCTCGGCAGCGGCACGACGGGTACGGGCCATGGTGGGTTTCTCCTCGGTGGTGGTCAGCGATCCAGTGAGGACAACGTTAACGCTGTGGCTCGCATTCGTCAAAAAGCCCGTGAGAGCCAGCGTAAGGCCATCCCACACCGGACCGATGCCGGGGGAGCAGCGCCCCGTGTGTTGACCTCTACGGGACGCTCAGCGGTCGCGTGATACATTAGCCCGGTGCCCCCGGCCGACCGATGGCGCGGAACCCCCCGTCACACCCATCGGGCCCCCCTCGGCCGGGGGTCACCTTCACCGGACACTACTCTGCCCCCGGACCGACCGTGATGGCCAGCCCGGGGGCAGTGTTCAGTTGGAGATAGGGCCCTTGCTCTGATCCGGGGGAATGGGAACCCCGGCAGACACCAGGGCACGCTCGAGAGCGGCCTGGTAATTGACGAGGTCCGTGTGTTGCTGATTGACAAGGTTGTGCACGGTGTCGATCTTGATCTCCGTGCGCTTGGATCGTCTGATCAGCGGGATGAGGCCAGCGAGCGCGGTGATGGTACCGCCGAGCGCGATGGTGAGCGTTGCTACTGCCGTGAGGATTACCGCAACACTATTCGACGCGGCAGCAAGGGCCACGTCAGTGGACCTCGTCATGTTCCACGGGAGCCGTGACCTGCGTTCTCACGAACATGGCCACGAGCGCCGACGCGAAGGTGTAGATGATGGCCTGGTTGTCGGCCGAGACGTTCACGTGCCATGCCAGGGCCACGATGAGGGCCGCCTTGACGATACCCAGCAGAGCGGCGGACAGGCCATCGTGGGTCATGGCTGCGACGATCACGCCGAGGACCACGGACACCACACCATTGACCGCGCCGGACTGGTCCGTGCTCAGGTGCAGCACGTACGCCGAGAAGAATGCGATGGCAGACCCCAGCAGCATCGACCACATGGCCGGTTCCCGCCCGAGGATCTTGATGTCAGTCATGTTGAACTCCCTTACTCGTCGGCTCCCTCGCGGGCGGCCTGCTTCGACGCGCGAACCGCATCGTCGTACGTGAGGCCAGCCCCTACCTCGACTGCCGTCTGCTCGGCAATCGCGGTGATGTCGGCCGGCGTCATGGTCACCGGGGCACCGAGGATACCGCAGTACGACGGGCCCCAGTTGAGGCGGACGTGACGCTTGTCCTTGACCCACGACTGACCACCGGGAATGTCCTCCCATTCGCCACCGCCGGAGACAGGGTTCTTGGCGGGGTCACCGTGCCGGAGGTCGTACATGATGCCGTAGCCCGAAGAGCTGCAGTACGCGATCTGGTTGGCGTCGGAGGCGGTGATGGGGCGGGAGGTGATCCCGTCGCATAGGTAGTACTTGCCGTCTCCGTCCTTGGCGACGAACATGGTGGTCTCCTCTGAAACGGGGGTGATGTCGGTGTGGGATGACGGAGCGATCAGTTCCTTCAACTGATCAAGAGTTCCTCGGAATGCACTGGCGTCGCACGTGCCCTGACGCCCCATCGTCGTGCGCGACCCGTACTGCAGGAATGTGTCCTTGGACCCGCGAGACCACCGGGGGGAACCGTCACCGGGATACGCCTCCCGGTAATGCTGGATGGGGTTGGTCCCGTAGTTGGCGTTCCACAACGGATACCCGCAGTTGTTGAGCTGGTCACCGTACTGTCCCTTGGATGCGTACATGAACAGCTTCCCGTGACCGGCTCGACTCATCAGTTCATTCGAGAAGTCGATGCCGGTCTTGGCGCTCACCTTGTCGTACGCCCAGAGCTCGAGGTCGGTCTGCCACACCCACCACGGCGCATCCCGCCACCATGGCGCCACGCCGTTGATGTACGAGAGCAGGTTGGTTACCTGGGCCGAGATGCTGGCGGTTCGTACGACGTGGTACGCCCCCATCACCTCGAATCCCGCCGCGCGTGCACGACCGAGCGATGTCCCGGTGTAGGCGTCCCGCATCGACGTGCCTTCAGTGGCCTTGCAGGTGAACCCCCGCACTCCGTCGTTGAAGATCGATTGAAGATCCATCGACCCCCGAGAGTAGTCGTAGTGAGACGCATCCATCAAGAACGTGGTGGTCATGGCTCTCCTCTCAGACCCGGGGACATCCGATCTTGTTGGTGTAGTCCTGCATCTGATCCCGGGCAGTCTTGCCGGGGTCCGAGAGTTTCCCCGCCTTGTCCAACTGGTTGTAGTAATCCACGAAGAACTTCATCAGGGGGCAGATGATCCGGGCTTGGGATTGTGCAGCCGACTGAGCGGCAACCCGAGCCGCATCCTGACTCTTGTTCAACAGGATGCCGTAGGCCACCGTCCCAATAACAAGCTGGACTACCAGGGTAATTGCCATCCCGTACCACAAGCGAGCGCGCGCCGGAATCATGCGAGATGTCCCGCCAAGACGATGACCGTGATCATCACTCCAGCTGAGAGCGAGATGATGACCCAGTTGTATCGGCGCGCTCGGGATTGCCACGAACTAGCGCGACGAATCCGAGGGCCGCCGGTCCGCCGATCAGGAACACGCCGACCACCCAACCGATTGTATTCGAGCTGTCGCGGGCCGTCTGGTGCAGGATCACGAATGATCCAAGGGCGAGGGAGACGACGTCCCTCACCACGGTCATAATCGCTGATAGCTTCACTCACAGTGCCTCTCCTTGGTGCCATCGGGGGTGTGGTGGTGCACCGGGGGGAAGGCCGGGGTGTTACTGGTGCCACTCCTCGATCGGATCACCCGTGTACCGAGGCATACCGGTCCACTCCTCCGGCTTGCGTGCCCACACCCGGACGTGAGGAGCTCCCTGGGGGGGAGCCGATTGGTTGGGCAGACCGAAGTCCAGGGCGTGCCCCTTGGCCGCGTCGATGACGTGATCGGCATACGCGCGGTGACTTCCGTACTGATCAACATCGGCCTGGGTGTATACACCAGTAGCCATGGTCCCGGTAGGGGACCCATCGAACAGCACCATCATTTCGAAGATCATTGATCCTCCCTCAGTTCGTCCCAAGGGCGATGATCAACCAGGACAATGACTGGCCGGCCGACGCCCCATTCTGCTTTACCGTACCAGTACCAACGATGCGCTTGATTGTAGCCGAGACAGCCACCAGCCCCGTACTGGGGGCCAAGAACTGACCGATCAACGTCACGCCATCACCCTTAGAGGCCGTAATGGCCGTCTTATTGGTGGTGGCGATCGATGTTCCACCAGTTCCGAAGCTACCTGAATACTGGTACTTGAGCTGAAGGGTGGCGATGTCAAACTGAACTGAGGATTCAGAAACACCCGTGTAGAACACGCCGTAGCGATACCCAGCCACCGCGTTCAGAAAGCACCCCGAGGAGACCACTTCAGTCGTGGTAGTGCCGACGTTAGACACGGTGTCGAAGTTGGATGCCGCGAACCCGAGAGCGTTCAACAGGTTGGCTACCGGAGCCCCGAACCCAGAGGAACTGATAGCCGATCCTGCGACAGGTACCGCTATGGACATTGGTCAATCCCCTTCTATGCGCCCCAGAGGACCCCGGCGTCCCAGGCGTCTTGATCCCATACGCCAACCTGCCACGCCTCTTCGGCAATGACTGACTGACGGATGTCGCCTGGTTCACCTGAGGTATTGATCGCCACCAGCCGGAAGCGTTCGTTCAGTCCCTGAGCCGGGTCTACAATTCGGACCATGTCTCCGGCCTTCCGCCTGAGGTCAGGCATGACCGACGCGGCTACCGTCAGTCGGGGATTGGCGTACCGGGCGGCTAGCTCAGTGGCGATGAACAGCCCCCACGCATATGACTTCACAGCCGGGAGCGACACGGACAACGACCGGGGACCACGTCGGCCATTCACCGACGCATCGTCTTGTGCATACACCGTCCCCTCGGCCTCAATAAGTGCAGTCCCGAAGATGGTGATCGGCGGTTTGCTCGAGTCGTTCGATGAGATGTACCACGTCCGATAGTCGGCGTTGCGGAATGTCACCGTCAGTCCACCGCTATCAAAGACCTCAGTGGTGGTGACCGCTCCAGCCGGGAACGTGGTCAAGTACTCCGCACCCGAACCGTCTGCCGCACCATTGAGCACGTAGTACGTCAGGCGGGCCGCCAGGATCGTGGGGATCTGGGAGAACTGGATGGGTGAGAAGTTGAAGACATCGCTGCCGAGCGCCGGGTTAGCAAAGTTGAATCGGTACACCGTAGTACCCGGGGGAATTGGAAGTCCGGTTGTGCTTTGGTACAGGACCGAATAGACCGACTTCGTCTGTTGCTGGTACCCCACCGCCACCTGATTGTAGATCTTCGTGACATCCCGCGTGACCACCAGATCACCACCCACCGCAGCCGGCGTACCGGCCACGATATCCGCCTGTGTGGACAGTACCGATGGACTAACCGGCTGTTGGGCAGGTTCCACCCAATACGACATCGGGAGATAGTTCAGCGAGTCATTGGCGTCGAAACCAGTCCAGGCCAGCTCACCCTGAGCCAACTCCGAGATGACCGAGAATGCCTCCCGAGGTGTGGTCATGGCGTAGGCCGCAAGGGGCTGCAGTCCGGGCCTCATCATCACACTCGGGTCGGTCATGGCTCGATCGGCGATCCACCCACCCACCGTGGGGTTGGCCGGCGTTCCACACAGGATCACCACGTCACTGGCGGGAAGGAACGTACGGAACTCGGGGTATCCGTTTGTGTAGTAATCGTAGAACGCAGCCGGAATGTTCGTGAGGCTGATAGCCGGGCTCGGGGTAAGTGATCCCACCGTACCGTCCAGGTACACCTTGAGGGCGTTCCCGTTGATATCCCAGAACACCCCCACCTTGTGCCACAGGCCATCGTTCGGGACCGTCCCGGCCGAGGTCAACGTCCGAGTGTTCACTCCGTCGTTGAAGGTGATGAACACGTTCCGCGCGACGCTCACCCCGGCAGACACCGTGACCAATGACGTGGGAAACGAGGTCTGAAACTCGAACCCGGACAGCTTCGACGGTGTGCCCAGAGGCCCCGGTGTGGTGACCGCATCACCCCGGACGTACCACATCGCCTGGCACAGTCCATGACCGGGGTTGGTGCTGAACAGTGCCGCCGTGTAGTTCTCTTGAGGGGCTGGATACCCCCCGTTATCGGTGATGATTCCCGAGTACACGAAGTGTCGGTCAAGTGTCGTAGACAGACTCGCGTCGATGGCTGACACGAACGGACCCGTAGTGAAATGGCCTTGCGGTCCAGTGGTCAGGATCCCCGACGCATCCGCCTGGATGTAGCCGACCGCAAAGAGCGTGTCCTGTGCGTAGTTGGCACCGTAGTTGTACGGCATCACGGTACCGTGCATAGGCATCCACAGCTTGACAGATGACACCCCGGGGGACACCAAAGGGGGAATGGGGAACCCGGAAGACAGCCCGCACTTGTATGCCAGCATGTCAACCAGAGACCCCGAGTTGAGGGCCCACGTGTCGGCATCGATCGGTGGGAGCTGGATTGCACGACGAAGCATGTTCCGCGAACGTGAGATGGCCCCGAGAGAAGCCGTCTCAGTGTCCGTGGGAATGTCGGTCATCTGACCAGTGAACACCCGAGACGTCTGCGGACCGGTCGAGGTGATGATCGGAACATCCAGTGTCACCAGAGGTACATCTCGATCGAACCCGTAGACCGGACTCGTAGTGTTTTGCTTCGAGAAGTAATCCGAGGCGCTGTTCCACCCAGTCGGTGGCATTAGGTTGGCACCCAAGTCAGGCACACCTGACGCAGACACCGTGTTGACCTCACTTGGTACCCCGGTGTCCATCGACAGGTTTGTGTTCCATGACCCCGGGTACAGACGGTCGATAGCCACGTTCGTGAAGTTGGCCACTTCGCCAATGATCGGCAGAGTGTTGGTGTTGCCGGTCTGGGCATAGAACTGCTGAGCGATCGTGCCCGCCCACACCGTGAGGGGGTCGGTCGTGGTGCCACTCCACGCGGTGGGTTCGGTCGTGCCCTGCGCCCAGAACCGAAACCGGATCGTAGCGCTGCTCCCCGCCGGAATGAGCTGGACTCGCATGGAGTACCAGTTTCCCGCCGCATGGGTCAACCCGAACGCCCCGGTAGCCAGCGTCGTTAAAGTGTTGTTGTTGTTCCGGAGGATCGACCATCCCACACCTGCCGTAGTGGCGAAGTCGACCTGAACGATGGTGCTGTTCAAGGCATCCAGCCGTGCCAGGTGGAACCGGTGCCGGACGGAGTTGCCCGTGGGCAGTACCGAGATCCGGAAGTCGTACCGCGACTCGTACCCCGCGTGGTGACCATTCCAGCCGATGAACGCCGTTCGTGTGGAGTTGAGGGCCGTGATGTTCAGCTTGCCGGTCCCACCGGACACCGCTGCGTCGGCCGGAACACTGCACGTCCACGTGTAGCCGTTGTCGCTTACTCCCCACCCATTGGAGACCACTCCCCCGGTGTCCGGTCGTGCGAACGTGTCTTTGATGGGCGGTGTGTAGATGTCAGCCGGCCCCCCCTCATCACCCCGCCAGTTGACCAGCAGAGTGGGGGATCCCCACACCAACTCCGCCGCGTTGTAGGCATCATCGAGTGCGGTCACATCCCCACCTCCTGAAGGATCAGCATCGGGGACTTGTGGAAGTCAGGGACGCGGGACGCCCATGTGTCTTGCAACCCCATCACGGCCACCGGCAAGATGCCTGTCCCGGGTGACCAGCGGGGGTCCAGTGTTGCCCCCTCGTTGAGCTGGCCCCCGGTGAAGTACAACAGGGTCCCGGTCGAAATGGTCGCGCCCGTGGCCGCGAAGTACGGCTGCATGAACGCGGCACCTGCGGGGGGCGTGGCGTTCTCCAGCTTCATCAACTGACGTGTGGTCGATGACGTGTATCCGGCACTGGTCGAGGTGGATACGAGCACCCCGGACACATCGACCCAGTCAATCTTGACTGTGAAGTCCACGATCGCATCCGCCCCGGCCCCCGTGACCCAGAACCCGAACGAGTACGGTCGTGGGATCACCGGCCAGCCGGGCCAGTCTCTCGATGGTGACGCCATCCTCATCTGAGCTGTGGCCGGTGCCGTGGCGGTAGAGGTCCACAGCATTGACCGGGGACCTACCGCGTTGAGGGGGGAGCTGCCGAATGACTGACCGCTCCCCCCGACGAACACGAACCCGTCGGCCGATCCAGAGTCAGCCGTACCGGACGACTGGTTGACGGTCAACAGGTTGCGGCGGGACGGGTCCAGGTACACGAACGGACCCGACCCCATGTGCCCCTGATCGAACGCCTCCAGGTACCGGAAGGCATCGTCACTCAACCCGCCGTAGTTCAGCGCGTACTGCCGCGTGCCTATCCGGTCACGCTGAACCCGCGTGCCACCCCCGGCAGCTTGGAAGGTACTGGTCGGGCGGATACGCGTCCCTGACACGTCACCGAACGGGCACCAGATCTCTTGGACCGAGCCAGGCAACCCGAAGTAGAGCCGCGTATCCACCATGTCACTTCCCTACCTTCGCTGGTGTGGTTCCCCATGACCGTTGCTGGTCGCCTTGCTGGGCGGCCGTGCTCGTGGCCTTGGGATCGAGTACCGCCGACTTGCCCAGTTCCTTGCCGTCCACCTCGAGCACAACGTAGGTCGGACCCGCGTTGTTGTTGTTCACCGTGGACCGTGAGGCCAACGTAGAGGCCGCTGAGTTGACCGCAGAGGCGTTCCCCAGGGCCGCCCCCGACACGACCACGGGTGACATGGTCAAGGCCGCCACAGACGCCATGGCGCTGGTTAGCCGGTTGCGCATTGCGGCTACGCCGTTGATGAACCCCTGGATGGTGAACACGCCCCACTTGCGGAACAACTTGGACGGGGACGCCAGGCCGATCACGGAGGCGAACTTCTTGAGCGGACCAGGCAGCAACCCCACCAGCACATCGCGGATCTTGCCGGCCATGGTACCGATGCCGTTGATGAACCCCTGGATCAGGTCCTTGCCCTTTTGGTACAACGCACTGCCGAGGTTGGCCAGCGCACCGACGATCCGTGCCGGGATGTCCGCCACGAACTTGATGAGTGATCCGACACCGCCGCTGGCCGCATCCTTGAGGTTGTTGAAGAACCCCTTGACCTTGTTCAACATCTGCGTGAACTGACTGATCACAGATGCGATGAAGTCGACCGCCCACTTAACGATCTTGGTGATTCTGTCCCACGCCGCGCCGATGTGATCAGTGACGAAGCCCCAGATCGCGGACCAGAACGCGGAGAACACATCCCACCACGCTTTAGCCACGCTTATCACGTGATCGAAGACCCAGGTCCAGAACCCGACCACGAAGTCTACCAACCGCTTGACCAGCGGAACGATGAAGTTCAGTACCGTGGTCCAGAACGCCGAGAAGATGCCCCACCAGAACTTGAAGGCGATGATGACGTGATCAAACAGCCACGACCACAGACCGAAGATGAACCGGACCCATGGCTCAATGATCGCGCGGAGTACTGTGAAGACAACGGTCCACAATGCCGAGACGACAGCCCACCATGTTTTGATGATGGCGAGGATGGCACCGAACACCGCTTTGAACAGTGGGGCAAAGAAGTTCAGTACCTTTTGCACCACAGACCAGATGGCATTGAACACCGCAACCACCCGGCGCCACAATGCGACGAAGAAGTCAGCGAATGGGCCTGCGAACCACGACCCCACCTTCTTGAGGAACGACCAGATAGCTCCCCATACCGCGATGAAGAAGTTGCGGAACGCCGCACACTTGATCCACAAGATGACGATGATGGCAATCAAGATGATGATGGCCAGCACGATGAGTACGAGGGGGTTGGCGTCCATGGCGATGTTCAGCAGCCATTGAGCCGCAGTCCACACCTTGGTCGCTGCCGCCGCAATCTTGGTCCAGATGGACCATGCCTTGATGATTGCGGCTACGGTCTGTATCTCTTTGACCAGCTTGACGAACTTGATGATTCCGCCGGTCAGCAGCGCCACAGCGCCCCCGGCCCCCAGGATGTCCAGCGTGATGCCTTGGGTCTTGGGGGACAGGTTAGCGAACCAGTTGACCAGCTTGGTTACCTGGTCAACCAGTTCCTTCAGCTTGGGAAGGAATACCGACCCCACCTGAATGGCCGCTGTCTCCAGCGACCCCTTCATCTGTTCAATGGACCCCTTGAGGTTGTCCATCTTGGTGGCCGCGACGTCGGCCGCCTTGACCTTGCCCATCGCGGTGGCCATGTTGGTGAATCCGGCCGCGCCGTTGTCCGCCAATACCGCAGCCGCACGGATGGCATCGGATCCGAACAACGTCTGGAGCGTCGCAAGCTGTTGTTCCTTGGACATCCCGGTAAGCGCGGTCTTCAGTACCTGGCTGATGTCCGCGAGGGACTTGGCCTTCCCGGATGCATCGAAGAACGCGTTGGCCCCGTCCTTCGTAATCAGACCCAGCTTCTTGGACAGCTCGATCTGTTGCTGTGTGGTAGGGATGAGGTTCTGGAACACGGTCTTGAGCGACGTACCAGCGTCAGATCCCTTGATGCCGGCGTTACCCAGCAGCGCGATTGCAGTAGCCGTGTCATCGAACGACACGCCGGCCAGGTGCGCCACCGCAGCCACTTGCTGGAGCGCGAACCCAAACTCACTGACATCGATGGCCGAGGCGTTGGCCGCGCCAGCGATCAGATCAGCCACACGAGGCAGGTCCTTAGCCGCCAGACCGAAGCCGTTCATGGCGTTAGCCGCGAGGGTTGCCGCCTCGGGCAGATCGATACCCCCAGCGGCCGCCAGGGCCACTGTCGCATCCGCCGCACCGTTGAGGATGTCGGTTATCGACACACCGGCCTTTGCCAGTTCCCCAATGGCGTCGGCCGCTTCACTGGCCGAGAACTGTGTGTCCTTACCGAGCTGGAGGGCCTTCTTCCGAAGGGTGTCCATCTCGGTACCGGTGGCCCCGGACACCGCCTTAACATCGGACAGCTTCTGTTCAAAGCTCGCAGCGGAATTGACGGCCACCGCGAAGCCACCGGCAACCACCGCCCCCAGGCCCAGCGCCACAGTACCGAGCTTGCCAATAGCCGCCTTGGACTTGTCGCTGGTCGTTGCCAGCCCATCCAGATCGGTGTTGGCCTTGGCAATCCCGGCACTGTCGTAGTCAATCTTGATGGTGCCTTTGATGGTGCCAAGCGAGGGGGCGGTCACACCACTACCTCCGATTCTTGATCGTCAGCATGGGGTCAGCAAATCGACCCTTTGGAGGTGTGGTGGTCTCCAGGTCTTCCGGTGGGACGTATTCGTTATAGACGGCTTGACGGGCCTTCTCGATTTCGTGGGCCTTGGGGGTGTCACCTAGCGCACGTTCGGCCTTGTCCATGTCCTCATTCAGGCACGTGGCGAAGTACCACACCGCCCGGTCCATGTAGAACGCGATGGGCTCAGCGCTTACGAGTCCCAGCAACTGACTTGGTCGGACGCCGTACGCTTGGCTTAGTTGCCACACCTGCCACAGCAGCGCTGGATTCATCAAGAAATCGGTCTACGTCCGCAGAACCCCCGATCGCGTAGTTGAACAAGAACATCTTGTCCTCGAAGCCGATCTGATCGGTGTAGACACTCTCGTCTCGCTCGTCATCCGGGATGAGGCGGGTGCTACCGTCGGGGAGGTCTTCCAGGTGGAGCTTCACAGGGGGTTTCTCGACGATATGAGGGGTGGCCCGGTCCACTAGCAACATGATCTTGCCGAGGGCCTTGGGATCCTTGATCAGCGAACCGACGTTGATCTCGTCAGTGTCCGCCTTCTTCCCTCCGCGCACACGTCGAATGTGCTTCTGGTCGATCATGCTCGTCAGGGTGTCCGTCTCATTGAGGAGTCCTGCCGACACGAGACCTTCCATACCGAGACGCTTGACGTCTGCGGTCTGCCCGGAAGGGAGCGTCACTCGCTCAACCGTTCCGGTGCGGGTGGTCTGCGCCCATACCGAGTTAATGGGCTCTGGCTTGTTCACGGTTGGCATCCGAGTGCTCCGAGTTCCGTTTGAGGGATGGATCAGAACGGGCCGAAGATGGCCACGGTCACCGTGGTCAGCGTGCCCGGGTGGACGAGGTTGATGTAGTTCTGCCCGTCCATGAACCGCGTGCTGTTGTCGATCCAGGACACGAGTTCCGAGGTGGCACCCATGCCCGACCCACCTGACGACAGGGCATCGAACGATCCGGCCACGGGAGAGGCACCAGCGGGAGCCAGCGACGTCTGGTCGATGACCTTGTTGGGAGCCGACGACGAGGCCTGGGCGGTCGCGCCGTTCTTGTAGTGAAGCATGTATCGGGCGTTCCGCACCGCCAGGAACTTGTCCGCAGCGGTGACGGCGGTGTACGTCGGTGCAACGCCCAGGTACCCGGGCTTCTGCACAAACGCCGACATATCTGTCATGGCACTCCTTACGGGATCGGCGTCTGAGTCTCGTTCTGGACCCAGTCGTACAGGGAACCGATCGGCGGACCGGAGACCAGCTTGGACCCGTACGACAGACCAGACGAGGCCGGGATCATGAAGGACCCGTCCTTGAACTCGCCCTTGAGGTCCTTGGTGGCTCGGCACGCGTAGATCAGGCAGTGCACGTCCCCGCCGCTGTCGGAGATGGCCTGCCCTTCGGTCTTGAAGAACGGCCGGACATCCGTGACCAGCTTCCGGTACGTCTTGATCTGGTTGGGGCTGACGCCCGTGGTCGTGACGAGGCCACCCGCGATGGCTGCGTACACCTCGAACGACACACCACCCGACTCGAGGTCCCACTCGAGGACCGGGCCCTTGCCGTGCGACGTCTGGAGGAAGTCGTCACCGCGCAGGTCCTCGTAGTCCTCCGTCTCGGTGAACGTGAAGGTCTGCGAGTTCGGAAGGTCCAGGCCCACCGCCGCAAGGACGGTCCGGGTCAGGTCTGTGTACGGCGTGATCCGTACATCCCGCAGACCATAAGGAAGCGGGATGGTGTTAAGGGCCATTGGCCCCTCCTTCTGGTTGTCGGTACTTACGGGTCTCCATCATCTTGCCCGACTGTGTCGAGAACCGATGAAGCACCACCACTCCGCGTCCGGCCCCACACCACCGCGACTGGCACTTGACCTCCACCACACCTTCGTCAGTGGATGCGGTGATGAGGACCCCGTGCAGTTTGTTGTCGCAGCGGAGATCCATTGCTACAGCCGGTTACCTTCGGCATCGACTACTACGGTCTCCGCTCCGGTGGTCTGGTCGTTGACCATGTCGGCCACCGCTTCGGATGGCGGGGTCTCTTCCCCCACTGGCCGCGTCAGCCGATCGACCTCGACCACGATCAACTCCGGGTCCGCGTCGATGTACGGCCAGGCGTTGTCAGTGATGTCCGAGAGGGGGACCATCCAGCCGTTGGCCTGGTTCCAGATGATGGCCTTCTGGTCGTTGACCCCGACCTTCAACCACTCTTCCTTGAGGACGGCTCGGACGTGCGACAGGCCAACGTACTTGACGTACTTCGTGCCCACTGGGCTCTCCTTACAGGCCGGAACCGATCACGGTGTACGCCGTGGTACGGCAAATGGTGTGGGGTCCGTCATCCGTCAGGTCATCTGAATCGGTGACCCAATCCACGGAGGTGATCCATCCGGTAGTGGTCTTGTACCCGGCCAATCCCTCGTAGATCTGACGGATGCGCTTGATGATCTGGTCAATGACCGTGTAGTCGTTCGGCTTGTCGTGTACCCACACCGTGAGCGTCCGGCGCCGAGACACGTCCACCCCAGGGATGGTCTCACCCCATTGCAAGACGATGTACGGGCGAGGTTCAGGTGTGTCCACATCACCAGCTGACAGTGAGTTGGGGTTGACCCCCATCGCTTGAAGCTGGGCGTCTGACGTGAGAAGCTCGGCCATCGTACGTCTCACTTGGGCAGCCTCCCGATCGCGTAGTCGATGGTGGTCACGCACCGCTCGGTCAGCAGCGGAGCGATGTGGAACATGCCTGGCCCGATGATGGCGTACTTGCCCGACCACCGGACCTCCAGCCACAGGCCGTACGGCATGGTGTGGTAGAGGATCAGTTGGTGCTCCACCATCGGATTGGCTACGTGGTGAGCCATCAGACCGTTGCGGGCGTTAGTGGTGCGGTCGGTCCACCTGGCGTTGGTTCGCATCCACGTCTCAGCGATGGGCGCGTACGTGTCGAACGCCAGATCTACGGCCGCATCGACCACGGGCAACAAACGCTTCAGGTTGGGAGTCAGTGAGTCGAAGTCAAACACACCCTTCTTCGGCATCACCACTCCCTACCCGTGTGCCTCCACGTTGGCCTTGACTGCCCACTCGTGACCATCGTCCAACGAGATGACCTCACACCGTCGTCCGTGGTCATCCACCCAGTGATCTCCGATCTCGACCACCGAGTCCCAAGCGCCCATCAATACCATGTCGATGATGCGTTCCTTGCCGTTCAGAGTGACGGTGTTCTTGGCCCCGTGGGCTGTGAATCCCTGAGGTATCACCTTGAACGTCTGAGGGTTCCGAGGCGTCCCCTCTTCATGAAGCTGGGCACCGGACGGCTGCTTGGTCACCACGGTGGGGATGAGTGAGATGGTGGTGGGATCCATGCTGATGTAGTTCAACGTCTGTCGACGCTGAAGCTCAATCGCCTTGTCCATCAGACCCGACTGACTGGTACGACGAAGGACCGACCGGCAGCGCCGGTGTCCCCCGCCGTTACCACACCATCCAGATTCGATGCCATCTTGAGTGCGTTGGCCGCGAGATCCGACATCTTGCGGGACGATCCAGACTCCGTGGTGTCCACGAACTCTGCGAACGACGCAGCCAGCTCCCGCCAGATCTGAGCCCCAGCCGCCTCGATCGACCCTCGAGCGTCGATGATTGCGGCCATGGTCACATCTGAGTACGGTTCGGTGTCGTCGGGGATGTTCACGAGGCGTCTCAGAGCCGCCACGTCATTCGCTGAGGCCATTCCAACCCCCGGGGGTATGTCGGGACGGGGTAACCCCCGTCAACGGCTCTGCGGGCCTCTCAGACCTGCAGGGTAGCGTCCGAACTGAACGTGTAGTTCGGGGTGGTACCCCCGAGCGTCCACACCAGCCGGTAGTACGGGGCCTTGACCATGAACTGTTTGAAGAATCCCCCGGTCACCGCCCCGATCTGGGTGAAGGTGTCCGCGACGTTGTACCAGGTCGCACCATCCAGCGACCAGTCCACACGGAGATCCATGGTGGGTGTGGTGCCCGACTGGGCGGTGACGTTCACGAACACGTTCAGGTACTTGACCCGGTCGGCCGCCACCAGCGTGGAACTGTTGCTAGAGGTGCTGCGAGCGGCTGACGCGACAATGCTCTGTTTGTCCATCGTTTCTCCTCTTGTACGGAGGGCCGGACGGGGGACCACCACGTAACCCCGCCCGGCCAGTCCGATGGATCAGGCGGGCGGGTTCGCCGCGTCCCAGGCCCGCAGGTTGGTGATCAGGTCCTCGCGGGAGTCCTTGGCCGCGTCACCCGTGTACCCGGTACGCTCGGCGGCTTCGGCGCGGAGTTCCTTGACCTTCCAGGTGTCGTAGTCGTCGGCTTCCTCGACGGGGGCGTTCGGGTCGTACCCCTTGAAGTTGCCGAGCAGGCGCATGGCCGTGGCCACGGGGGTCTCCCCCTCCACGCCGAGCTCCTCCGGGAACTGGGCCTCGAGGAAGTCCTTGAGCTGCTGCACCTCGGCGGACGTGGCCTCCTGCGCTGGAGGGAACACGGCCGGGGCGGGGTCATCTGCGTACTTGGCCGGGAGCTGACCACGGGTGGCCAGGTATGCCTTGTCGTCGTCGCTCCACGTGTCCGGCTTGGACATGTCGATCTGTCGGGACATCCGTCCCCTCCTTCGATTGAAGTCGAATCCGACCGCAGCCCCCCGCGCTCGAGGGTGGTGAGCGCGGGGAGCCACGGGGCCGGGGATCAGCTGTACTGCGTCGGCGGGGCGTAGCCGCCGGTACCGATCTTGATGAGGTAGCCGGCACCCCGCTGGCGGGTACCGAACCCGAAGCCCGCGACCCAGTACGAGTCGATGAGCGGGTAGTCGGGCTGCCGACCCTTGACCAGCCGCAGACCCTGCAGCGACGACTGCGCGTGCTGACGGAGGCCCAGCGGGTTGTTGAGGGACTGAACGCCACCCGTAGCGAAGCCGAACAGGAACCCAGCCGGGTGCCAGTCGTCCTGCACGATGTAGGCGTTCCCGTACTGACCGATCACGTTCAGACCGTTGATGGCCGGACCGAAGATGGTGCTGGGCACCGCCTGCTGACCGACGATCTGAGTCGTCACGTTCATGATCTGCGCCGGCTGGCCGGTCGCGGGGATGAAGTCGTACCGGCCGGATCCACCGTTGGCAGTGGACCGGAAGCCCCGGATGATGTCGCCCTCGACCTTGTTGACCATGATGACGATCCGGTAGCCCAGCTCCGGCGTGTAGCCGTGGGCCGCGAAGTCGTCGATGATCTCGGTCAGGTCACCCGCGTCGACCGTGGCCGCACCGGACTGCACGTAGTGCGTGTGGGAGCCGGTGAAGGTGTTGGTCTTGTAGGTCGGCGGTACCGTACCGTCCGCGTTGTAGAACCGGTAGACGGTGTAAGCGTTGCCCTTGATGTTGGCCGTGGCGTTGACGTTCGAGTACACGGCCTTGAGCAGTTCCACCATCTGCTTGCGGTAGAACGCCTCGACAGCCGCGTTCGCCACACCGTCGGTCATCTGCTGGGTGGCGTCGGCCAGGTACTGCCAGGTGTACCGGCTGCCCAGGTCGTACCACTTGAACCCGTAGCCGAGCTGGAAGTAGTTCGGCTGGACACGAGAACCGGAGGGCAGGCCCTGCTCGGTGGCATCCTCGAAGTCCACACCATCGCCCGGCTGCGCCACCAGTTCGGTCGGCGTGCCCA